TGTAGACATAGGCGCCGGCGCTGCCGGAGGTGGTCACCGTCGCGTTGCTGCGATCCCAGAAGCGCTTCAGGGCGCCCATGATCGCGCGCCAGATTCCCTCCGCCTGGTTCGGAAAGGTGCCGACCGGGGCGCCGTCCGGCGGCGGCGAGGTGTTGTTGCCATCCGTCTCCGACCACTGGCCGGTGCCGGAATTGTTGAGCTCGGCCATTTGATTTGCCCCAAAAAAGAAGGCCGCCTCTGAGAGGCGGCCTCGCCGAAGGCCCGCCGGGACCGCGAGCGATCCCGGCGAGAGTGTCTTTAGATCAGGTCAGCGGCTGCGGATGATGTCGCCGCTCGGCGTCACCTTGACCTGGCGGTCCTTGTTGGCCGCGTCCTTGCCTTCCAGCATGTAGACCTGTTGCCCGTTCTCGGTCGTGCTCTTGGCGCTGGTGATGTTCGGGCCGATCTCCCGCTTCGCCGCGGCCATCGCCGGCCCCGGCACCGCCGCGAGATTGACCGAGGTGCCGCTCAGCGCGTCCTTGGCGCGGCTGTAGTCGTCCTTCACCGCCGCTTCGCCCTTGTCGAGCATCGACTGGGCGTGGGCCACGGGTGCTGCCAGCAGCACGGCGCCCATCGCCGCGGTCATCATGAGTTTCAGGGTCGTCATCTATGTCTCCGTCGTGGTGGAGCGGGCCGCGGCGGCGCGGTAGCGCGCGGCGAAAGCGGCCCACGTCCCGAACCAAGCGCTTGGCAGACCAAAGGGTTCCACGACATCTCTCGTGCTGGGAAAACCAGAAAGCGTCACAGGCCTCGATACTGTGGCACTCCTGACGTCAGCCACCACGGCAGCTGGGGACCGAAGGAGGCAGCGGGCGTGCCTGATGTGAGCTGCGGCAAGACGGCCGGCTGAGGCGCCGGCTTCTGAGGCGCCAGTTTCTGAGGAGGATAGGCGGCGTGCAGGCGCTGCGCCGCCAGGCCGGCATTGAGCCCGGCAGCGAGGCCTTGGCCGAGGGCAGCCCCCATCGACACCGGCAGGCGCGATGGCATGCCGGCCTGCAGCAGCCCGGCCGCCATACCCAGCATCGCCGCGTTGTCGGGATCGGACAGATCGAAGAACCCAGCCATATGAAGGACTCCTCCGGTCAGAGCAGCGTCCACAGCGCGCCGAGGCCGGCGCCGCCCAGGGCGCCGCTGCCCGAGCCGATCCCGAGCGGGCCGCCCAGCATCCCGCCGAGCACCCCGCCGCCGAGGGCGCCGCCGAGGACGTTCGCGGCCTGGTTCTGGAAATAAGGCTGGGTGACGGTCGAGGTGGACCCGTATCCGCCCTGGATCGAGTTTCCGTAGTTGGCCAGCATTTCCATCGGCAGCTGCTGCTGATAGTTCCACTGATCGATCGCGGCGTTGAGGTTCGCCTGGTTCTGCGCCTGGCTCTCGGCGCCGGCGTTGTAGAGCTGGTTGATGTCGTTGAAGTTGAGCGCCTGCGTCTGCGGGGCCAGCGCCAGCGCGCGGAGCTGGTTGCCGTAGTCGGCGTTGTAGTTCTGGCCGACCTGGCCGATGGCCGCGAGCTGGTTGCCCTGGCCGGTGTTGAAATTCTGGCCGACCTGCTGTGCTGCGGCCAGCGCGTTCGACAGCCCCTGCTGGTAGTTAGAGAACGCCATGGGTGCCAGCGCATCGGCCGCACCCTGCGAGACCGCGTAGGCCGTGCCGGGATTGTTGAGGCTGTTGCCCTGGTTGAACTGCGCCTCGAGGCCAGGCACCACGTTGGCCAACGTCGCATTGGCGCTCTGCTGGAAATACGGGTTGCCCGCACTCGCCAGGCTGCCGTTGAGGAACGGCGACAGCAGCGCGTTTTCCGGATTGCTGCCCACCATGGCACCGCTCGTGTATGGCGACAGCATCGCATTCTCGGGATTGGCGCCGGTCATCGCCCCCGACAGATACGCCCCGCTCGCCCCGGTCGCGGCGTTCGCGGTCGGGTCGTTCTGCGCCAGGTTCGTGGCGGCGTTGATGGCCTGCTGCTGCGGCTGGGTGAACTGCGCCACCGTGTTCTGGGCACCCGGATTGTTCGAGCCCGTATAGTATTGCGGCGCGTTCGCCGGGTTGAAGTTGAGCGGCCCGCCGCCATAGAGGTTCTGCGCCTGCTGGAAGAAATCGGTGAGGTAGGGCTGCTGGCCGGGCCACGGGTTGGTCGTCTGCGTGGTCGTCGTATTGCCCGCGGGCTGCGGCGAGCCGCCGCCGAACGCACCGATGCCCGCCTCGACGTCGCAGATCCAGCACTCCTGATCGAAGCGTGAGGTCATAAGCCCTTCTCCAAGACGACGTGGGTTTTGCGGTAGCCGAGCGGCTTCAGGCGCCGCTCCCAGCCCGGCCGGCAGATCGGTTCCATCGCGGCACAGCCGCGCTGCCTCGCCCATGCTTCGATCGGCGCCAGCAGGTCCACCCACAGCGCGGCGTCTTCGCCCGTGCAGGCGAGCAGCTTGCACACCGTGACCCGCGGATAGACGGCGATCTCCGTGATAGCCAGTGCCTTGATCGCGTTGCTCTCGTCGACCACCATCCAAAGGTTCATCGCGCCGACGATCAGGTTGCGCAGGACGTCGATCGGCTCGTACTTGCCGCCGCTGCGCTCGCAGCAGGCCGCGATCCTGTCGCGGACCCGCGGCCAGAGCTCGGGAATTTCCTCGGGCGTCGGCGCGCGAAGCCGCATCAGAGACCCAACGGTGCGAGACCGGCGAGGGTCAGCCAGTCGGGCGCCGTGGCAGCCGCCGCATCGGCGGCACCGGAGAGCGCTGCGGCACCGGCTCCCGAGCCGAAATTGCCGTACAACGCGCCCATGCCGCCCCATTCATCGGGCAGCGCGAACGCGGTTCCGTTCACCGTGGCGGTCGTCGGCATTCCTTCAAGCCCGGTTTTCGGCCCGAACAAGCCGCCGACACCGAACAGCGGACCCTGGTTGCCGAACAGTCCCTGTGAGGCACTCGTGCCGCCGGTATTGCCGAACAATTGCCCGAAGCCGCCCGCCATCGGCATCAGGGAGCTCATCAGGTTGTTCTGCGGCGGCAACGCCGGCGACGGAAGGCCTGGGACAGGTCCCAAGGCGCCGCGCGGCGCGCGCGGAAGCATCGGCAGCTGCGGCGCCGCACTTCCGGGCAGGCTGTTGACGGCGCTCGTGCGATTGAGCAGCTGCGCGAGAAGCGATGCCGGCGGGCCGCTGCCTATCGGCGCCGACAAAGTGTTGAGGCCGGCGGACAGACTGCCGGGGAATGGCGTCGAGAATCCGGTCATGGGTCACCCGATGATGAGGAAGCGGATCGTGCGGTCGGTCAGGGCGTTGTTGCTGTGATGGACGACGCAGCTGCCCTTCGTGAGCGTGTCGACATAGACGTTGCCGCTGGCGAGCTCCGCCGCGGCGTCCTTGGTCATGGCCATCGCCGGCACGACAGCCGAGTAGAACCCGATGCGCGGGTCGCTGACCGTGGTGCTGGCGGCACTCGCCGCGAGCGTCACGTCGAACGTGATGTTGAGCTTGCCCTGCGTGATCAGGTTGACCCGCCGCGCGATCTCGCGCCGGTGCTCTCTGTCGTCGGCCAGAAACTCCGGCACAGGCTGGGCGTTGGGATTCGTGACAGGCACTACCTAACTCCCGCCGGACTTGCGTCCAGCTCCAATCCTTGCATGTGCGTCCAGGCCGCACCCGCCGGCACGGTGATCTCGCCGCGCACGTAGCGGCCGCTCGCCCGCTGCGGGCAGGTGCCGAGGCTGTTCATGGCGGTCGCCGTATTGAAGCTCACCGCGTCGACCAGGCGATTGCGCGCGCCCAACGCCACCGAGGCGAGTCCGCCGTCGATGAAAGGCCGCGTGCTCTTGATCAGCGCGGTCCGGCCGGGGAACGGCTGCAGCTCCGTCGTGTCCACGGTCGCGGCGAGGTTCTGGCCGTTGAAGTAGTTGAGCCGGTGGCCGGTGTCGAACGCGCCCAGCATGTCCTTGCCGCCCGTCCACACGCGCGAGTCGAACGGGAACTGCGGCATGGCGTCGAGCGTGCCGTACACGTTCATCGCGTCGAGCGTGACGCCGAACGACATGAGCGACAGCAGCGTTTCGACGGTGAGATCGGCGATGCTCCAGCGGTCGAGCTGCCAGTTGTAGATGAGGAGATGGTTGGGATTGCCGTTGGACGCGGCGAGGTCGGGCCAGGCCCACATGACGAGCTTGTTGATGGGATCGATGGCGCCGACCACGCGCGCCAGGTTGTTCTGGTCGACGTTCGAATAGAAATACTTATCGATCTTGTTGACGCCGATCGGCCGGGATGTCGTGCCGTCGAAGACATAGAACCCGTCGCGGCCGAGATAGTAGACGAGCGGCCCGAGCTGGACGATCGAGGCCGGCGCCGGCGTGCCCCGCGCGCCTTCAGCCGAGAAGAAGTAGAAGACGGCCGGCGGCCCGGCATACACCATCCGCCACACCGCGCGCTCCATGAACACGGCACCGTCGGCCGTGCCGAGATTGCCGACGATGCCCTGGATCCACCCGCCCGCCCCCAGGAGGTCGTTGTAGTCGGACTGGACCTGCGCGGCCGCCGCCGTGCCGGGGGTCGGCCAGTTGGTCGGATCGTTGAGGGCCGACCACCAGACGCGCTGCGGCTGCGGCCCGTTCGCAGAATCGTTGGTGTGGGCGGCGACGAGAAAGTTGCGCACCACCGCGAGGTAGCGACACTTGGGTGCGGCCGCCGCAAGGTCGGCGAAGGCGGTCGACGAGCCCAGCACGAAGCTCTGGATCGGGTCGACGAAGTCGCTGGCCAGCACCCGCGAGCCGACCAGCGCGAAATTCCACATCGTCTCGCTGGGCGCGTTGTAGGGATGGCTTGCGGTCTTGCTGATCACCGACCACGACGCACCGGCCGAGGTGAGCGCGTAGAGATCGTGCGCGTCGCCCGCGAACAGGCTGACGTTGCCTGACGTGTCGAGGAACGCCGCCGCCCCCTGGCAGCGGTTGGCGAGCGCATTCGAATAGACCGAGAGCCCCGACAAGGGGCCGTAGCTCGCGGGCGTGCGCGGCACGACGTTGCGCACGTTGCCGCAGCCCGGATTCTGCAACGCCGGCATATCCGGCGCCCACTCGGCCACCGGCAAGGTGATCGGAGCCGACGGCATGCGTCATCCTTTCGGCGAACGGCCAAGGGCAGGCAGAAGAGAGTCGGAAGGACGTCAGCCCGGGAGCGTCAGCCTGGGCGATGGTCGCTACCGGGCCGGCACATAGGGCGGGGGATAAGTCGTCGCTGGTAGCGGTACATCCGGCGGCACCGCAGGCCGGCCCGACAAAATGGCCCCGGTGTATGTGTGCTTCAATGCTGGAACGGCCAACAGGATCGCGATCGCGACGGCGACGACAAGGCCGACGATCTCGACTTTCGACAATACGGGCCACCGTCGATTGGCGTCAGACGGCGGTTCGCTTTCGTCCGGCAGGGTCATGAGCGTTGCCTATCGATGCGGCACGCCACCGCTATTGAGGAACAGTTGCTGCCCATAGGCATTATTTGCGCGATTGATCGCGGCATCAATGTCCTTGCCGATCGAGGCCGCGAGGAACTGCGACACCCAACCCCGCATAGTCGGATCTTTTAGAAGGCCATCGACGATAGTCAATGCTGGGCCAAGTATGCCGCCGACCTCAGGCACTCGTCCGGCCATCCGCGCCGCTGGAACAAGGTCTCGCCCCAACCCTGCCAATCTTTGGTCGGCTTGGTCTCGGATCTGCTCCTTTGTCGCGGCCGACACGGGAGGAAACGGCGGCAGCGCATTGCCGCCGAAAAAGCCGCCCGGCGGCGCCTCGGAGAAGGAAAAGAACCCGGTCATGAGGCGCCTCAGAAATAGCTGGGCCGCGTGCGGCCGACCGCCGCGCGGCGCGCGGTCTCGGCCTTGAGCGCGTAAAGATAGCCGCGATGGCCGGGCTTGCTCGGGTCACCGTGGATCAGGAGGCGCATGCGATCGGCGAGATCGGACTGCTGCAGCGTATTCTCGTAGACGTCCATCTTGGCCTCGCAGCGGATGAGCGCCTCGGCGTCGAGCATCCAGGGATTGCTGTCGCCGGGGTTCGCGAGGGCGGCAAAGCGCGTGGTGCCGAGCAGGCTGACCGGGTAGGCATTGTCCGGGATCGGGTAGAGCCGCAGCTGCTCGGCATAGTACGCGTAGTCGATCGGCTGGCCGCGGACGAGCGGGTTGACCGACACGTCCTCGAGATACTGCGCCAGGCGCGGCGCCAGGGTGTAGCGGTTGCCGCTCACCAGGACCGTCACCTTGTCGAGATGGGCGATGGTGGCGAGCGGGGCGTAGTCGGATGCGCCGTAGAATTCCTGGCCCTGCGCGGTGCTGAACGCGTTCGCCGCGCGCAGCTCGTTGAAATAGAAGCGCTCCCGCTCCCACTTGGCGATCGCGGTTTGGATCGCGAGCTGGACCTGGGCGGCCAGGTCGGCCCGGCCGCCCAATTCATCCGCGATCCGGTTCTGCATGTCGCCGTAAGTGGTCATTACTCCTCGTCCTCGTCGGCGAGATCGGCCGGCGTGCGGCCGCTGGCCGGCGGCTGCGGCGCATCGGCCGCGTCGGGGCGGACGCGCCTGGCGGCAGCGCCTGGGCCGTGACCAATCGTAAGCTCGCCCGCTCCGGCGACCGGGCCGGGCCCGCGTGTCTCGGTGTGACGGGGCGAGCCATGGCTGCCTTTACCTTTGAGCTTCATGGGATTTCTCCTGGTTCGGGGTAAATCGAAGGGACGGTGAAACGCGCAAATCGCGTCACCTTGTCACTTTGTTGTCGCGAGATCGGCCTGCCGGACTTCGATAAATCTGAACCACTGTCGGTCAACCGGGCTGTCGCCAAGGAACCTCGAAGGGGGGATCTCTGATGACGCATGTGGCCCGCGCCGACCTCGTCGATGCCGATTCAGGCATCCTGTTCTTGCCGCTCCAGCTTCCGGTGACGGCCGACCCGCGCACCGGGGCCGAGATGGCGTGCGCGCTGGCGGCCCTTCGCCGCTCGGTCACGAGCTATCTGCGGCGCGAGGGCTCGGGCCTGCCCGCCCGCGCCCAGGTCGGGCTCGAGGCGGCGTGCCGGCAGATCGACGCGACGATCGCCATGCTGGCCAGCCAGCCCACCGTTGGCGTGGGCTGATAGCCGTCAGCAATCAGCAGTCAGCCAAGCCCAAAGCTGACCGCCGAAGGCTGACAGCTCTCCTTCACGGATCCATCGAGTAGTTGACGACCAGTCGGATCGCTGCACCCGCCGACACCGCACCCGCGGCACCGGTTTGCACGGTGACCAGGATCGGCGTGTTCGCCTGGTACAGGTTGCCGATGGCGCCGTTGATGTTCGGCACCTGGTAGCCGCCCGCCTGCCCGGCCGTGGTCTGGTTGATGAAGCGGTTGGCGACCGAGCCATCGCCGACGCTGAGCCTGATCGCCGGCGTGCCGCCGGTGTCGAGCTTGTCGACGTCGAGCGTCACGCCGGTGATGGTCGCGTTGCTGGGAACGGTCATCATCGTGACCACGTCGCCGGCGTTGAGCGTCGGCGGCGATGTGCTGGGGAAGGTGTAGACGGCGTAGACCGCGAGATCGCCGGTCGGCAGCATTTTCGGCTGCACGCCGGCCTGCGCCTTGTTCGAGGTGTAGGTGGTCATGGAATATCGCTCCTTCCGAATAAAGATGCCGCGCGTGCATCCGCACGCGCGTCAAGAAGTGGAATTGCTTGGCAGGGCCGTTGGGTGAGTCACCCGAGCGGCCGGATGGCCGCTCGCCGGCGAGCGCACGGGGTTGGCGGGGCGGCCGTGCGCGAGCCGGTCAGAAGTCAGTGCTGGACGGCCCAAGACGACATCACGATCGAGGCGAAGTCGGCGCTGTTGAACGTCGTCTTCTTGAGCCCGAAGATCAGCCCCGCTGACACGCCGAGCTCGTTCTCGTAGTCGAAGAGCTCCTCGACCCAGGTGTAGCGCTCGGGCCCGTCCTCGCGGCCGAAGGCGAGCATCGCCGCCTGCGCACCGCACAGGACCGCACGGCGGACGTTCGTCACCTGTGTCGTCGGCGTGCTCGAGTTGATGCCTGCCGTCACGCGGAAGTCCGAGTGCAGGATCACGCCGTTGTAGACGCCGAGCGAGCCGTCGAAGATCGGGTTGTCGTCGATCTCGCCGCCGGTCATCGCCGCCTTCTGGATGTCGAGCCACTGGCCGGAGTTGGTGTTGGTGCGCAAATCCGTCACCTGGTACGGGTGCAGGAAGGCCACGTAGTACTCCTTGCCCTTGATCTTCACCGGCCGGATCGCCGGCGTCAGCGTCTTCGCGTGCTCGACCGCGCGGTCGAGCACCGACAGGGTGAAGAGGTTGGCCGAGGTGAGGCTCTCATCCGCCGCACCGCCGCCCGCGTCGACCCGGTGGTTTGCATCCACCGTGATCGTCGCGTTGTTGCCGGTGTAGCGCGTGTCGGCCTGCACCGTGTTGCCGCAGATCTGGTTGAAGAAGCTGTTGTCGAACCGGTCGGCCCACCAGTCGCGCAGGCCCGACAGCGCCTCCTGGCGGATGTCGAACGGCACACGCTGCTGGCTCATGCGGCCGGCCGAGCGCACGGCGTGGCGGAGCTGGTTCAGCAGCACCGCATCCGAGTAGGTGGTCAGCGCCTCTTCGTTGCCTTCGAGGGCGCCGTCGCCCTGGACGCCAGATCCCGTGAGCTGCATGCGCAGCCCGTAGGTGATCTTGTCGCCTGCGGATTTCTGGGTCTCGTCCTTGATGTGGATGAGGGCGGAGGAGTCGGTGCCGAAAAACTTGCTGGCCCAGGTCTGCTTGAGCGCCTCGACGGCGAGCTTCTTGGACCACAGCTTCACGGCCAAGGGGTCGTTGACCCCGTATGACGTTTGCGCCATGGGAATGGTGCTCCTGAAATGAATGGGTTGGGTTCGTGTCGCTGGGGCGCGGGCGACGCCGCGGGACCGTCCGATGACGCACGGACGGGGAGCGATGAGCGCCGGATCACGGACCGGCGGGCCGAGTTCGTGCAAACCTAAATGAAAAGAGACGCGCCGTACGCTCACGATGAGCGCTCGAGTGCAACGTCGAGTAGACCGCTACTTGCTATCGGCGCTGCAGTTCGGGACGGCACGAATTTCGTTTGCGATGCGGCTGTACCGCACGGTCTCCGCGGGGTTTATCGTGAAACTCCCGCTGATCGCTTCGGCTGCGATCGTGCCCTTGAACGTAAGAGATTTTCCGCCGAAGTCGGTCACTTGAAATTCAATCTGGTCTCCGGTGATTTTTGCCTCGGCGGCCTGCGGGAATCGCAGCTTGTTGTCGGCCGCCCATTGAAAAATGACGAACTTGTAGGTGTACGCGTCGACGAGCAGCAGCCGCTCGCCATCCACGTCGCCCGAGGCGTCGTTGTAGCAGAGGCTCGAATAGACGATCGCCGTTTCTTTATCCGATGGCGCCGCGGCGGCACCAGTCGGCAGCCACAGCGCAACGACCGCGCCGCAGAGCAGATGACCGATGATTCGCCAAAGCTTCATGGTGCGGCCCCCTGTTGGTTTGATTGTAAGCGATGCACCTGCACGGAGAAATTGTCGATCAGCGCCTGCCGGTCACCGCCCGGATCGAAATAGAAGTGGTTCACGTCCGCGCCCGGGTTGCGAAACTTGCCTCCCCAGTCGAGTCCGGCTTGGGCCGCTGCTTGTCTGAGAATTTGCTGTTCCTCTGGTAATTTCTTTCGATACTGCACGTCCACGGCCAATCCGGCCGAGTGCAGGCTGTGCTGCGCCGGGGTTGTGCCCTGCCCTGTCGCGCGGAGAGCGGCCTGGTCGTCGGACGATCGGTACCCGCTGATGTATGTCGGCTGAACGCCGTGGTCGCTCGCGTACTGCTCGAAGCGGTTGAGCCGATCGGCGAACTCTGAGTCGAGGTACGTCGGATCGGACAATCCCCGCAGATTGACTCGCACCGCGGTGCGAGCCCCGGCCGGCCCGGTACCGTCCGCTCCTCCGCTATCCGCCACGGGCACGACGGCGGGGTCGTCTGTCGCGTTCTCCGGCAGAAGCGGCGTGGGACGGCGATAGCCGCCGAAGAAGCCCGTCGTCTCCGCATCGCCAAACGGGCTGCTGAAGTATCCGGGCATCCGCGTCTCCTGCTCGTGAGCTGAGCCGGCGCTCGTCCCTGGCCGCCAGACAACAAAAAAACCGGCGGTTCGGTCAGAACTCGCCAGCTTCAATTTCGGAAGCTACGCGCCGTTCCATGTCGTGTCGAATGAAAAATTGCCTCGTAGCCAAGAAAGTCGTTCGCGCAGAGAAATCAACGGCGCCCGCACGTGGCGCCGCGTCATTTCTGAATCGGCTTCAGCGAAACGGTGACGCCGCTCACGTCGTAGAGCAGCCCGCACCACGAATCGCAGGGCAGGTGATAGTCCCTGCTTTGACAGGGCACACAAGGGATGCCTTGCAATTCAAGCGAATGGTCGTCAAGCCAACGGACGATGAGGTGATCGCTAGGGTCCCGTCTTTCGCTCCCGGTATCCCGCAAAAAAACTAGCTTGTAGCGAACTGCGAGCGGAATCGTGACGTTCGGCACGAGTACCACCTCTGTGGATTGACCACCGGGCACGCCGCCGCACGAGACAAGGCGTACTCTCGCGAACCACTGTTTTGCCGGTGACAGCGCTTCCGAGAGTATGCGCCCGTCGCAGGCCAGCCCGTAACCCCTATGCCATATCAAGTACGCCGACAAACCGATATCGATAAACGGACCGACAACCATGGCGACGATCACGATCAACACGATGATCAGAGCACCCCGCATCATCCATGAACCGACGCGATTGAGGTTCATGGCTCGCTCGTGCTCAATGGCTCGTCCGCGTCGCTTCGGCTCCAGCGCCCGGCTTTGTAGTCGTCATAGCCTTGTTTGATACTGAGAGCGCGTTCCTGGCTCAGCCCATAGGATGTTTCGGCATTGTCCGGATTGCCACGCCAAAGATTGTACGAGCCCGCTCCCTTCAAGAGCCGATCGAGGTCGTAACCTGCCGCACCTCCGACCACGCCGAAATTGTAGGCGCTGATGTTGGTTTTCTTCTTATCGAAAGGGCCAAACGGATGACCAAGCGGCCGCTGATAGTCCATCACCGAGCCGTGAACAAACAATGGCGCAAACATCAGATCAGGATTTGGGACATCGCCCCCGCCCGGCGCTTCGACCGCTTGTTTGATCAGGCCCCCAGCCGCGATGTTGTTTTGCATGTCGAGCCGATCGGGCCGTGGAAAGGGTTGGCCCGTGTTGAAGTCCATCACCGGTTTGCCGTTCGGATATGTAAGGACGTCCGTCGCGGCGGGCGACGACGCCGGCGTCGTCTCGCCCACCGGCACAGCCGTCGCGTCGTCGGAAGCCACGCTTGGCGGACGATAGCCGCCGAAAAATCCGGTCGTCTCAGGATCGCCGAATGGATAACGGAACGTGCCGGGCATCGATCGCTCCTGCTCGTTACAGTTGATCCGTCTCGACCGAACGCGTTCGCCAATGCCCGGATGTTCAAGCTACCGCGGGCTTTTGCAGCGGTCAAGAACAAAAAGAGAACATGTCGTCTGCGCGCCGAAGTTGTGGAACTGCAGCGCTGCTTTAACCGTGCATTAGGCGCGAACGGCTAGGCTGCGCGATTGGCATCCGCCGACGCAGCCGCGAAGGGAGGGGAGTATGGAAGTGGCGTTGAAGTCGTCCGTCGTCCCCATTCGGGATCCTGGCCTCGCCCGGCTCTACGCGTATTGGGACGAGAAGCGCGGTTCCCGGCCGTTCCCCGCGCGCGCCGACATCGATCCGCTCGATCTCAGCTATGCGCTCGGCCAAATCATCCTGGTCGACGTTTTCCACGACCCGCTGCGCTTCCGCATCCGCCTCTATGGCAGCAACCTGGCCGAGCGGATGAATTTCGACATGACCGGCAAAGATCTCGATGCCCATCCCTGCCCCGTGTTCCGGGCCAGGGTCGCGCGCGATTGGCAGCAGACGGTCGAATCACGGCAGGTCTCGCACAAACTGATCGACGAGTGGATGGACGATCGTCGGGTCCGCTACGAGTCCCTGCGGCTGCCGCTGTCGACGGACGGCAAGGTCATCGACATGCTGCTCGTGGCGGTCATGCATCTCGACGTCCAGATCCGCACGTAATCGCGCCGCATCGACCGCGCCTCAATTCCCGAAATGCTGCCGCAGCTGGTCGGCCGACATCTTGTCGAGCGCGGTTGAAAA